GTAGATTTCCCTTATGAAGTTACTGGTGGCGGTTGGTACAGTCCACGAGGTGTGGCCGAGATCCTCCTCCCGAATGAGAACCTCCTCAATAAATTAAAAAATAGTCTCTCTGACTATGTGGAGCTTGCCAACCGCCCAGTTTTCGAAGCACAGAATCCGATCTCGCTAAACACATCGAACTTGAAGATGCAGCCTGGGCAGATTCTGCCTCAAGGCTTAAAGCCAGTTCAGTTCAGCCAGCCTCCATTTGACTTTCAGAAACTGATGCTCGAAGAGCGTCTGCTTTCCGAACAACGGATGGGCAATCCAGACTTTGGTGCTGGCTCGCAGTTCCAAGTGTCGGATCGCAAGACTGCCACCGAGATTCAGGCGTTGCAGTCGCAGGCAGCAGCCTCTGGCGATTTACGCAATCGTATGTTCCGAATGGGTCTAGCCCATCTCTTCAAACAGTGCTGGTCGCTTTACACGCAGTACAACAAGAAAGACTTGATGTATCGCTATGCGGAAGAAACTGGCTCGATGCCTCCAGATGGTATCCACGACGAGTATTCAATTGAGCCAAAGGGTGGATTGGATTTCATCAACCGCCAGTTTGCATTGCAGAAATCTGTATCGAGGATGCAGATGTTCCAAAATAATCCTTTCGTGAACCAAGGCGAACTGGTAAAGTCAGTGCTTGAACAAGACGATCCATCGCTGGTCCGCAGACTCTTCCAAGATCCGAACGCAGCCTCTGGCGATCAAGCTGAAGATCAAGCGACTGAAATCGCGACTATGCTTGCAACTGGATTCCCAGTCGCAATCAAGCCTAGCGACGATCACAAAGCGCATATATCCGTTCTCTTCGCGTTTAACCAAGCGGCTCAACAGCGACAACAGCAGGTCGATCAGAGCGCAATGCAAGTTCTGATGGCACACTTACAACAGCACTTGCAGGCGTTGGAACAAGTTGATCCCAACACATCCCGCGCTATCCAGAAACAGCTTCGTGATGCAGGTAAGGCTCAGATGCAACAGCAGGAACAAATGGCGCAACAGATGCAACCCCAACCACAGGTAATTTAATATGGCAATCAGAAAACCAAATCCTAAAATAGTTCCCAAGCAAGCTCCTAAACCAGCTCCCAAGCCAGCACCGAAGCCAGCTCCGAAGCCAACACCTAAGCCAACACCTAAGCCAGCCCCAGCCCCAGCTCCTGCTCCAACGCCAGCACCTGCTCAATCACCGCTTGACTTGGTGCGCAATCCTAATTTTGATGCAGCTATGGCGCAACGGAATTATGACAATTTCATTGCAGAACAACGCGCAAGGATTGAGGCGGGTCGACCTCCAGAATTTAGCCGACCATCGACAGAGCCAATGATCAATCCTGAAACAATTAAGAAGGCTAGAGATGAGTATTATGCAAGTCAGCCCAAGAATCGTGCATACAGTGCCGTAATGACGAAAACAAAATACGGTGGCGAATTTGGCAGTTCAATTGGAAGTGGGTTTGACAAATGGTTTGAAACCAATTACATCAATAATCCAAATTCAGCACTTTCAGAACAAGAGCGAATGTCTTTACGGGGGATAACTCAAAGCGGTGGCATGGGCGCAATTCCAGCAGATCAAGGCGGTTTTGGTGATATTGCTCGCAGATTACAACAATCTGGACAACTTCCATATCAACAGCAATTCGACCAAAATGCACCAAGCCTAATGCCAATCCAGACACCAGGATCAAATGCATTAAATCAAGACCTAGCGAATAGAGGCATGGGTGGAGGAATACCTACCCTAATCCCAGAAGCCCCACAAGGTGCAATGGCATCTCAATATCAAAACCCCCAAGGTGCGCAAGCCGCGATGGCAGCTTACAACAACCTCCTCCAGCAAGGTATTCAGAACAGCAATACCTTAAACCAAGGTGCGATGGCAAGCTTTGCCAATACGCAACCTGGAATGCAAGTTCCGCAAGTTCCACAAGCAGGGGCGCAAGTTCCACAAGCAGGGGCGCAGATTCCCCAGCCAACAATAGCCAAGCCTCAAAGGCCAAATATGGCAACTCAACAACGCAGGCCACTTCCAGCACCAAGAAAGTTCTCGACAGTTCGTAATTCTCCAGCCAGATTTGTTTGATGAAGGTTCCGGTAATGCGCGATGCCTTTCAGCAGGAAGGATTGGCTAAACTGTGTGAATGGGCAAATGAACAAGGCGCGACTGGCAAGGCGGTTGAGATTGGTTCTTACAGCGGGGAAGGTACGGTGGTTATTGCTAAATATTTCAAAGAGGTGTTGGCGGTTGATCCTTGGCTGAACGGATACGACATTAACGATAGGGCGAGTCAACAATGCCCCATGAAGTTTGTATTTGAGGCATTTGAAGAACGAACAAATGGGATTGTGAACATTATGTTTAGCCGTGGAAAGAGCCTAGACGCACTTGAATTTGTGGCTGATGGATCATGTGATTTTGTTTATATCGACGGCGACCATAGGTACGAAGGAGTTCTGGCAGACCTAAAGGGCTGGCGTAAGAAGCTTAAAGAAGGCGGGATTATGGCTGGCCACGACTGGAGTTGGGAATCAGTCAAGAAAGCTTTACTTGAAGAAATAGGACAAAAGGACTATATGCTATTCCAAGGTGATTCTTGGGGAATAAAACTATGAAAAAAGGTTTATACGCAAACATTAACGCTCGCCGTAAGGCTGGCACAAGCCGAAGCAAGAAAGAGTCAACAATCAAGCCTAAAATCTGGCGAATGATGAAGGCTAAAAAAGGTGGCTTTTCAGAGTGAGAAAACTAAAAGCAGCCTTAGCGTTCATTCGTGAACAGGAATGGGTTCATGAGCCTAAATGGGAAGATGAGGACGAAAAGGCGTGGACTGGATTTCTTTCTACGCCTACTGGGAAGCGTCTTAGTCTCATTCTTTTGAACCTAACCTTGCGACAAAATAGCTCTGCTGTAATGAAAAAATCCGAGGCACTTGCAGACGCTTGTGGGTATGCTAAAGGTTTCCGTGGTTGTGTAGCGACCTTAGAATCGCTTGCAACCCAAAAACTAAACTCCGCTGTTCTTGGCTATGAGGACGGATCGGATGAAGCAATAGCCAACTAAACCTTTAGGCAGAATGACTCCCTGCCAACAAGTGTAAGAAAGGGTCAAATGGCAGATTCAACGGAAGTTACTGAACTGGATATGTTGAAACTTGCGGCAGCGGTTGATGCGGGATTGGAAACAATCCCAAAAGACGAGCCGGAGGCAGATACGGAAACTGAGGTAACTTCAAGCGGAGATAACGAGCAGACACCCGCGCCTGCAGAAGAAGCCGAAAAACAAACAGAAGCCTCGGATGAGGTTTCGTCTACCAAGGAGAAATCCGAGGAAGATAAAAGTTCTTTAACAACGCAATCTTCAGAAGACAAGTCGGAGTCGGCTTCCGAAAAGAAGCCTACTCGCTACGAGAAGGCTAAGTCGCGACTTGAGAAAGAATGGGAAGATGTCCGAGCAGAGAAAGCCAGAATCAAAGCTGAAAGAGAGCAGATCGAGGCCGAAAGAGCAAGGAAGACTTCAGAAGCTTCTCAAGAAGAGACAAAAGCGAGCAGTCGCAAGTTTAGTTCGGACGATTACCGGGAAGCGGCAAAAAGCTACCGTGATGAAGGCCGTGACGATCTTGCAAAACTCGCTGAACAAAAGGCCAACGACATTGAAGTTGAGGACAGGAAAGAGTTCCAGCAGAAAACCCAAGCAGAGCTAAAGTCTGCGTGGGACAAGAATCTGATGGAAGAGGTTGACGCAAACCCCGAACTCAAAGACTCAACTACTCCTCTGTATAAAGCCGTAACGGAAATGTTGCAAAACCACGCTATCCTGCGTAATTATCCAGCGGGTATCAAGGATGCGGTTGGAATTGCAAAGGTTAAGCTTAAGGCGGAGTCCGCCTCCGATTTGTCGAAAAAGGTTGCAGAGTATGAGAAAGAACTTTCTCAACTCAGAAAAGCGACTACTCCAGCGTCAAGTCAACCTAAAGGTCCTGCCAAGACTAAAGCTTTTCACGAACTAACGCTCGATGAGCAGGAACGTGAATTGATGAAAATGGCATCCGAAGTTGACAGAGGTTGAGTTGTCATAACAAACAAGGATACTTAATTATATGGTAACTACTGGCTCAGTCAGCGCGCAGTTCCAGGCATACTTTTCAAAAGCATTGCTAGAACGCGCAATCCCATTGCTCCAGATGGAGCAATTCGCAATGAAAACCCCCTACCCGACAAAAACTGGCGGGAATAAAACCATAAGGTTTTTTAGGTTCGGGGACCCAAGCATCAGCGCAATTTCAGCGCTGTCGGAAGGAACGACTCCTTCTACTGGCGACGAACGTGATCTCACGTTGTCCTCGGTTGAAGCAACCTTGGTGCAATATGGAAGCAAAATCATCCTCACGGATGTCGTGCTCGCTACAGAGCTATTTTCTCATCTTGCCCAGGCCACTAAACAACTCGGCGAAGATGCCGCCCTCCACGCTGACACCCTCTGTCACCGCGCGTTGGTGCAGGACTCCTCGACCAGCACTGGTACTGGCGTAGCCACCAAATCGTACAACCGTTATGCTCAGAATACGACTAACGGAACGACCTGGGCTACTGGTTCAGTTGCTAACGGCGCAATGACCTCCACCGACTTGCTCGATGGTGCGACTTCGCTGTTTATCGCCCGTGCTCCTAAGATCAAGGATGGCTACGCGCTCGTCGCGCACCCTGCCGTTATCCGTGATCTACAGCAGGACGATGATTGGTTGAAGGTTTCGAGCTACTCGAATCCCGATGCCATCTTCAAAGGTGAAATCGGCAAGTTGTTTGGCGTTTCGGTCATTTCTTCGACCAACGTACAGACCTTCAATACCTCTGCCTCTGGTATCGCTGAAAACAGCGTAGGAACAACTGGTGTTAACACTGGTTATGCAAACGTCCTCCTCGGTGGTGGCGCGTTTGGCGTTCCCAGCTTGTCCTCAATCGCGGCTTCTGGCTCGCCCTTCGCTCCGAAGGTAACGATCCTTGATGCTGCTGACAAGAGCGATCCTTATGGACAGCGCATCGTAGCGTCCTTCAAGACGTTCTACGCGGCCAAGCAACTCGATACTCGGTTCTTCCGAGTTATCGTTGCGAAGTCCAACTACAGCTAATAATTAAATGGGAACCATGCTAGTTATTGGTATGGGACCTCGGAAAGCTGGGGAGGATAAAACCTCCCCAGCCACTTCCTCATCTGAAAAACCTATGAAAAAAATGGCGAAAGCTGGAATGGTGATGCTACCAGTTTCAAAGTTTGAAATGAACGATGGAACTGAAGATGTATCTCCAGAAGTAGGTGATTCTGTAGAACTCTCTGGAACAATTGACATGATCGAAAATGGCATTGCCCACGTTAATGTGGAACACGCCATGAGCGAGAGTGAATCCAAGGACAAGTCGGAAGACATGTCCGAGGGTGAAAACTCAATGTCCGAAGAGGAAAAGATGATGAAGTTGGCCGAGGAGTCGGATAAGGAAAACTATAGCTAATGCCTGTTTACCAGTACGAGGACACCAGAAATGGGAAAGTTGTCGAACTGGAAAAGGCTGTGGCCGAAAGGGATTCTGTCCCTCGTTACCTTAAACGATTCACCGTCCCGCAAAGATTATCCCTAGTGGGGGTTGGCGAACCCCTCGACAATCCGCTTGGGGTAAATCAAACAAACTTAATGAAGGGGTACTACCGCCAAGAACAAAAGCTTGGCAGTAGATTCAAAAGCCAGTTCACGCCAGATAGCATCAAACGTGCGGCTTTAAGGAGAAAAAAATATGGCGAATGAATTTGTACGTAGCACGCGTAAGGCCAAGAACAAGGCTATCCGCTTTGACACCCAAGGCTTCACAAACGTAATTGAGTTTACGGCAAGCTCCAGCGGTGGAACGGTTAATACCGTTGCAACATCCCCTGCGTCCTTGAACGTGACTCTTAACGGCACATCCTATCGGATTGCCTTGCATAGCTAATGTCACGCGCATTAGATAAATTCCAAGGTCAATACGGATTTTCCGTAGGGACGCAAGGAACAGCTACTGCTGGCTACTGGGCGATCCAGATGCTTGCAGATACCACGTTTAGCGCGATTAGCGGTAAATATGATGGTACTCTGACTGGCGTTACGATTGGCTCTGGCAACATCATCTACGGCGAGTTCGACAGCTACACGGCTGGAACTGGCAAGGTGATCGGCTACATAGCTGGTTAATGATTCAAGCAACCACACCGCCAAAGGTTCAATCCCTTGGCGTGTGATTGCATTGTAATTTTATGCCAAGACTATCTTTAGGCTTGGGCGTGCAAGCCGTTAGTAAGGTTAAGAGTGGCGCATCAGCAGGACCTCTTGTTGTAGCCACTACAAACGCAGTTAATATATCTGGAAATAATGGAGTTGTTCCAACTGGAACATATACAAAAGTTACCTCAATAATAACAAGAGTCGCTGGATCTCTTATTAGCGATAAAATGTTTATAGATACTGGCTTGGTTTATCTAAAAGAAGCTGGCTATGGAGATGGCGTTTATCCGACCGCACCATACGGATATATTTTAATTCCTCCAAACACAACATTTACGGCAACATTTTTTAGTCCACTTCCATCTGAAACATTTTGGAGGGCTGGTAAGGTTTATGGTCTTTCAGGCGATACAGATGATTTTCAATTTACAAATCCAAACAATAATTCATCAACAGATGCAACAATCATCCCCACATCTGGCTGGGACTACGCCATCACCATCACCGCTGCTTGATTTTATGCCAAGACTATCTTTAGGACTAGGAGCGCAGACTATCCGCAAGGTTGGTGGTGGTGGCTCACCAGAACCAACGGCTGTTCTTATTTCTGGTGCTGGGACAGCTTCATCTAATGGTAATTATGTTTGGAATGGGATTGCTTTTTTGAATGGGAAGCGACATTATTTCTCTGATGTCAATACAATTTTTTGGGATGGAGTCGGGCATTGGGAAATAGAAGATATTGCTTTTGAGGCAACTACATATTCATCTCCTGATTTAATTGCTTGGACATCAATAAATGGTTCTGAAGAACCAAATCCAACTGGAACATTGTCTTATTCTTAAAATTATTATTTAATTTACACAATGAACTTTCTCGCCATATCCATTTTCTTCCTTGCCATCGCATCCTGCTCGCCACGCAAGGTTGACAACAACCCGCTTCCTGTATATTCGGACATGGGTGCAGCATCTGACTTGGGGGCAACTAAGCCATGAGTGAAGAACAAATCTGGAACATGGAAGTTAGGCTCGCCAGGATGGAGGAACGTCAGCTCCAGCTTTACGCTATGGTAGAAAGGTCACTTGCTTTTCACGGGGATGTTGCTAATAGATTAGGTGCGCTGGAACATCTTCGGACGAAGGCTCTGGCTATTGCGGGTGTTGTTGGTCTAATATGCTCAATGGCCTGGGACGTACTTAAAAATCGCTTTAACAGCTAGGAGACAAGACAATGGCAAATTTCACAGCAGGAACTTCATTTACAGACGGCGTAACCAATGACGTAACGGCGGAGAAATTGCGAGATTTGGTGGAGAAAGCCGTACCTACTTCCAGCCTCGCCCTGGCCAGCACTAGCGGGACTATTAGCCTATTTAGCTCTGGAACTGGAACGGCTGCAACACCAGCTATCCAGCCTATAGGCGATACAAACACAGGCATCTTTTTCCCAGCCGCTGACACAATTGCGTTTAGTGAGGGCGGTGCGGAGGCGATGAGGATTGATGCGAACGGAAATCTTAATATTGGAACGGTATCAGCAGCAGGAAACACATTGCGCTATGTTGACGTTCAAAACACAACAGCATCCGCAAGCTCTGGAGTGGACATAAGATTAATTACATCAGATTCGGCAGGAACAGGAACTGCTATTGTAGATTTAGTTAAATATAAAGCAGGTGGATTTACTATAGCCAACAACGAAACAAGCTCATCAGGGTTTACTTCTTTTAATGTGGGCGCATCCGAACGCCTCCGCATTGATTCGAGTGGCGGTGTTGGGATTGGGACTGCGAGTCCTGTATCTACATTGCAAGTTGTTGGAAGTCTAGTTTTGAATGGAGGCAACACTTCAAACACAACATTAACAAGTCACAACGGAATTCTTCTTGGTGGTGTTGCAAAAAATTCATCACCAACAGGAGGTCAGAACGCCATTGAAATTGTTTCTAATGATTCTAGCAATAGGCTTGAGGGAGGAATTACTCTACAAACAAGCGCAACTGCCGCAAACAGAAGGATTACAATCGGTGTTGTAGAACAAGGTGTTGCTTGGAGAAATATAACTCTTGCTGAAAGCGGGGGCAATGTTGGGATTGGGACCGCTAATCCTTCTGCACAACTTGAACTTTCCACAGACAGCGCAAAGAAGCCGTCAACTAACACTTGGACAATTGCATCTGACCAAAGGTTAAAAACCAACATTACAAACGCTGATAATGATCGGTGTTATGAAATTGTTAAGCAAGTTCCACTAAAACGCTACACTTGGAAAAGCGAAGTTTATTCTCAAGAAAAAGTAAAAGACAGGAGCAAATTGGGTTGGATTGCACAAGACGTAGAGGAAGTATTCCCCAAAGCTGTTGGAACTAGCAGATTTGCCTACAATCAGGTATTTGATGACGTGGTCACACCAGAATTGGATTCTGATGGTAATGCTGTGCTTGATGAGAATGGTATAGCCAAAACAAAGACAGAGAAGAGGTTGGTTAGCGAGGATGTTATTGAGGATTGCAAAGACCTTAACTCAGACCAGATTTATGCGGCTATGTATGGAACAATTCAAAAGTTGATTGAGAAAGTGGAGTCACTAGAATCCAAAATAGCAGCTCTGGAGGCAGCTTGACCCTAACCGAGATCGCTCAGTACGCAGGCGAGAAGGTTGGCAAGACCGACTCGGACACGCTTACCTTCTTGCAGAAGGCAGCAAGCTTGGCCTACCGCCGAGTATGGGATTTTGCACCTTGGCGTGAGACTGTAACCAACTCCACCTATTCAGTTGGAACGAGCCGAACAATCACGCTTGGCACAAATGTTGAAACTCCTCTTTCTGTTGCCTACAACGATGCCGAGGTTGACCCGATTGACTTGGCAACGATTGTAAGCCAAGACCCAGGTTTGCTATCCGATGACCGCACTGGCGATCCAGATACTTACCATTTTACAGGCCGAAACAGCAGTGGAGTTGCACAGCTTAACCTTTACCCAAGGCTTGCCACATCTGGCACGATTCCTTTGCGTGTTGTTGAGAAGCTGAAGTGCCTGACCAGAACGAACTACATCGTTGACTTTCCTCCTTCCACAGACGCTCTTGGTGATGAACTTCGTTTGCCCCACGTTCATCACTTGGTTCTTGCCTTGACTCACGCAGACGCACTGGAGCGTGAACGGCAGTATGCCAAGGCACAGGCAATTACGCAGGGAGCAAACTCTGATCTTGCGGCTATGGCTAACTATGAGTTGAGCCAGGTTGGTGGAATTAAACAGATCACACCGCAGAGTCTTGGCGAGCTAACTATAGAAGAAATGTTCTCAGCTTAATGGAGGCATTCAAGCGTGCCTTATTATTCTGACAATTTGGACGACCTGCTTGCCATAGCAGGATCACAAAGTTTTGAGGGTGGGCAAGTTTCTGGGATTACGCCCAACCTTATCGCAAACAACCAAGCCAGCGATATTGCCAACATGACGATTAGCCCAAGCGGGAATCTTGAATCCCGCCTTGGTATTGAGCAGATGTCTGCCAATTTGTCGGCAGGCTCAACAGTGCAAGGAATGCACTATTTTGATGCTCCATCAATTGAGTCCTTGTTTGTAGCTTCCAACGGGACTGTCTTTCGATCTACTGCCTCATCCACCTTTTCCACTACTGGCGGGACTGTGATTAACCAGAGTGCCGAGGTTGACTTCTCTCAGTTTAACAACCGAATGTATTTTACCGATGGAAGCAGCAACCTTCATTTTTCAAATGGCACAACAACGTATCGGCAAGGCACAACACTAGGATCAGTATCAGTTACAAATCCAGGCACTGGGTACACATCAGCACCAGCAGTAACAGTGTCTGCTCCACAGGCTTATGGCACAACAGCAACAGCAGTTGCATCTTATGCTCCATCACAAGGTGGTATTGTTACTGGAATAACAGTTACCAATGGTGGTTCTGGATATACATCTGCACCAACCATAACTATAGCACCACCAGCATCTGGAACGGCAGCCACAGCAAATGGAGTCCTGTCAACTTCTTCAGCCCCATCTGGTCTTCGCCTAATTCGCCAGTTTACTAATCGCTTGTTTGCTATTGGAACTGGAGATAATCGAAACACTCTTTACGCATCCGACATTCTTGATGCAGAGATTTGGAAGGCAACCAACAGCATCATTGTTGGCGGTGATGATGGCGAGGACATTGTTGCCATCCAACCTTTCTATGATTACGAGATACTTGTCTTTAAGCCAAATAAGATTTACCTGGTAACTGCCGACCCAACCCAAACAACTGCGGCTGGATGGACGGTGCGCTTGCTTAACGACAAGATTGGATGTGCTTCTGGAAGGTCGGTTAATTTTGTTAATAAGGATGTTTTCTTCTTGGCCAATGACGGAATTAGGTCTGTGGCCAGGTCTATTGCCGATGACTTTTATATTGTAGGAACGCCGATCAGCGAACCTGTGAAGAATATCATTTCAAGAATCAATAAGAATTATGTCAGCCTATGCAATGCGGCTTTCTATAATAACCGATATTATCTTGCAATCCCATTAGATACATCAACAACGCCAAATTATATTTTAGTATATAATGCCTTATTTAATGCGTTTGAGGGTTTATGGAGTATTGCGGCATCTAAAATGGTGATTACAAACTTTTCAAGCGGATTTGCAACAAATGCGCTAAAACTTGCAATTGGAAGCCCAACAAGCAAGGTTGGACATTATCTTGGATACAAGGATGCAGACTCAGCCGATGCCACAACAGACTATGTGGATTACACTTCTACTGGAAGCTACACAAGTTCGGTGGCATCCAAGGCTTATGAGTTTGATGATCGGATCGCGCAGAAGTTTGGCTCGCACTATGAGATTGAGTTCTATAATTCTGGTTCTACCAACGCCAGCATCAGCATGAGGCGCGATACGGACGGAACGATTGTTGGAATTGCATCGAGCGTAGATACTAGGTCTTCTGGCGGTATCACTCTTCCATTTACACTACCAGCTACCCTTTCAGCACAAACCGTAAAACGCATTGCTAACAGCCTTCGATCCTACCAAAAATGGCGCAATATGCGTATGATTGTTTCCGCGCCATCCAAAAAGCTTTCCATCCGTGGAATTATGCTCGCAGCCAACCCAGACACCATCGAGGTGCAAAAGAATATATGACGGCTGTTGAGTATGTGGAAGCTTCTGGCGTACCCGAAACACGGTGGCCTAATTTTAAGGAATGGTTTTCTTGGTATGAACGCAATAACTTGGTTGGGGTGGTTAAAGATGGAGAAGAAGTGGTTGGCGTTGCAGTTGCGAGGGCTATTGACGGATCGCAAGATCCTGCCCATTATGTGCATATACCAAATGGAGATACAGCTTTTGTGGACTTGACTGTGACATCAATTGATGGTAAATCTACGGCTCGTAGTCGTTTGGCTATGAAATGCCTGCTGTCTATCCTTTGGGATGAACTTGGCCCTCGCAGGAGCCTAATTTTTAACCGCAACGGAATAAGGAAAAAATACGATTATATGAAATTTATGCGAAAGGCTTTACTCTAATGGGTGGCGGTCCTTCTATTCCTGCACCGCCGCCTCCGCCCGATCCGAACGATGCGGCTAGGGCTAATGATCTTTTCTACAGATCGTCCCTTGAAACATATATTGCAACACAACCTGAAGTTGTAAAACTTGAACAAAATTTGCGAGAGAAGTATATGCCTCGCCAGCGTGAACTGGAACGCCAGATGTCGGCATTGGATCTACAAAGATCAGCTCAAGCTGGATTACAGATTGAGCGAGAGCTTGGCCCACAGCGGTCTGTTGAAGCTATGCGTCGACAATTCGAAACTGCTCCAGAAGCTTTTGCTACTCAGCGCGGGTTGGGGCAGCAAGCAGCACTTCAATTTGCCAGACTTTACGGCCAGTCACCTATGGGTGCAGTTCCACAGGAAGTACAGCAAAGCCAGGGAATTGCTCCTGTTGATTATTTAAAAGGATTGCCAAGGACAGGAATAGTTTAATATGCCATTTCGACAAGAAACAAAAAAATATCCAGAAGGAACAGTTATTACTGAGCCAGATGGGAAAGTTTATGTAGCAGACAAAAATGGCGTATTAGTTTTCCAAGCTCAAAAACCAGTGGCTAGTGATGTCAAGTCAAGCAAGGAAAAGTATGGTGCTCTTGGGCTTACAAATTTAAACAAATATGTTTCAAATGGTAAATTTAATGAAGCAAATGCTCAAGTTGATGTTGTAAAGAATATCTACAAACTTGATCCAGCCGCATACACGAAAAATGGTATTCTTAATTTTAACGCTGCCACACAAAAATATCAATTTGAATTGCCGAAAATTCCAAAACAAACAGAGCCTCAAAATTTTACTCAAGCTGTAAATAATTATTCAAACGCATTAAGCGCAATTAAAAATGTTGGTGCTGAAAATATAAATGCATTAGATTATGCATCGTTAAATCAAGCCGCAAAAACATTGCGAGATTTTGACTCAAAAACTCTTGGCGCAGATGCCAAGCAAATTATTGCAAATTCAAAACAAGCAATTGATGCAATTGACGAAATAAGAAATCAAAAATCTATTGTACAAAGACAGCAAAAAAGAGTAAATAATATGGGTGAAGGCTCGCAAAGACAAAGCGAGTTTGGGAAATTATTTGTAGAGCAAGACAAATTAGCGCGTTTAATTAGCACAGCAAATCAGTCTACACCAAAATATATTGAATCATTTTCAAGATTTGGATTATCAGATTTGGTGTCAGGAATTGGAACGACAACTCCAAATGTTGGTAAGGTTACTGCAGGACTTGAAGCTCTTCGTGGTGATAACTTTTTTGACGTAAACAAGAGTGGTCTTGCGGGGAAACTAAATGTACAGGTAACAGACGAACAGATTCTTAACGACATCAATACACAAAAGAAGAATCAGTACAAAAGTCTTTACGATATTGGAACGGCGGCAACGACTGATCTACAAAGTCAGATTACGCAAGCCAATCAATTCCTTGCCGATCTTCCTGCAAATGACAGGCGCAGGGTTGAAACTCAAAAGTCAATTGATAGCCTTACCAGCGAACTTGCCCAAGCTCAAAAAGATACGCTGGAGGCTAAAAACCTTTACGAAGGATACCAACCAATCAGTGGCGAGCAGGCCACATCAGCTTTATCCAAATTCAGGGAATCTCTTCGTCTTCCTGAAGAGCGCACATTGGCTCAAATTGAGACAATTGACCCAACAATTGGGGCAACCGTCCGTGGACTTGCCAAGCAGTACCAGACGATGGCTGAGACTCCGCTTGAGGCAACAACAAATCCAGAGACAGAAGCCTTTAGGCGCGATGTTGAACAGCGGATCGCCAGTCAAGTTGCACTAGGCTCACAACTTGGTGCGGAAGAGCAGAGGCAATATCAGCAGGCTGCAAGAGCCGCACAAGCTGCCAGAGGAAATATCTTTGGAGTTGCTCCAGCCGTAGAGGAAGCAGTGACAACTGGATTGGCTGGAGAGCAAAGGTTACAGGCTAGACTTGGCGCAGCCCAAGGATTTCTGGCTTCTGGACAAACGATGTCGGATGCAACTGCGCGTGACGTTGGCTTGCGCAACGCACTTACTCAATCTCGCCTTGGTGCGGCTCAAGGATTTATTGCAAGCGGTCCGACGATGTACAACCTAGCCTCACAGCGCTTGGGAACACAGCAAGGGATGCTTAACAACTACCTTGCGGCTTCACAACCGCTACAGACTGGACAGTTCCAAGGTGCTTCTTCCGCAGCTAATCCTTACGGATACGTCAACCCGAACGCTGGTTTTGCTGGCGCGCAGAATGCGGCTGGTATTTATAATACGTTGGCGGATTATGCTTCGCAAACTTACGGAGCGCAGGTTGGTGCATTGTCTAGGCAGGAAACTGGATCGCAAGCATTTGGAAATATTGCCTCTGGTCTTGGGAATCTATTTAGCTTTAACAAGGCATTTTAACCGAATATAATTGGAGCAATAATATGGCAATGTTTAATTTTAATCTTGATGGGCAAAAAGAAGTCGCAAAACCAATGCGGTCTTATATTGATATTGACGCAGACGGAAGACCCAAGGCACGGGTTTATGCTGATGAATATGATACGGTAAAATCCAACCCAGACTTTGAGCCATTTCTTAATGGTGCTGGCAGAAATATGCAAACAGCACAAGATGCTTTTGCAGATGAAATGAACGAAGCAAAAATTGAAAATGTTGAGAAAAGAATTAAGGCAAAAAGGCAAGAAACAATTAAGGCCGAAACAGAGGCGAGAGAAGCGCAAGCAGAGGGAAATGTGTATACTGGCCCAGACTTTTTGGGTAGCATTGGTGGGTTGCGTAAAACTTTTACAGAGAAGGCAACATCTCGCCAAGAAGAGCTAAGGAAATTGCTTGAAGAACGATCTGGATACATGGGTACTCCAGAAATTTCTGCTCCCATGGAGAGTGCTGCTCCTGTTGCGCAAGCTCCGTCAACTCAGAATGAATATATAAATTTGAGATCTCCGAATGGAAGTGTTCAGAGAATAAAGAAAAGCGCATGGAGTGGTCAGTCAAAAACTAAGCCTGGGAAGAAAGTTTCTGAAGTATATTTAGATTCGGGATATTCAATCGTCCCTTAACTCAATGGCTCAGGTTGCAGATCCCGAGGGGTTGCTTGAGCCTATCGAGCAACAAGCGCAAGAACAGCAAGATCCAGAGGGTCTTCTTGAGTCACCAACTCAAGCACCACAACAAGCACCACAACAAGCGGTGCAAGATTCAGAAGGATTGCTTGAGTCGGTAGAGGAAAAGCCATCAAGAATAGGTGCTGTTGGCAGATCAGTTGCTGAAGAGTTTGTACCAACCACAGTTGCTGGGCTTACAGCCAGAGGTTTAGGCACGCTACCAGTGCCAGCAGTTCCAAAGTTTCTACTAGGAGCAACAGGCGCAATTCTTTCTTATGGCGCGGCTGGAAGGTTGCAAGAACAAGCTGCAAGGAAGATTGCTGGGGATAAGGCAGTAGAAGAGTTTAAGGCACAAAGACAGCGCGACATAGCGGAATATCCAGTATCTACTTTTGCTGCATCAGCCTTAACGCCAACTGCTGGTGCAATTATTGGCGTGGGTAGAAAAGGATTGACGGCAGCAGGGCAAGCTGTTCGTGGTGCATTCACAAGGGCTGAGGCTGTTGCGCCGAGGGTTGAGGAAGCTGTTGCGCCAAAGGTTGAAGCAGCTGCAGAGATAGCAATTAGTTCTGCGGAAGAAGTGCCAGTAAAAACATTTTATCATGGCTCGCCATCATCACAAATCGAAGAATTAAAGCCAGACACAAGAGGTCTTGTGTTTATGTCCGAATCAAAAGACGTGGCATCATCATACAAGGCATCAAGAACAAAGAATGTTGATTTGTCAAAAGCTGGATTGACTGATGATGAAATAAAATCATATAGGGCATATAAGAACGCAATTGCAAATCAGCCAGAAATTGACCCTCAAGGATTATTGAGCGGGAAACAATTTGATGAGGCAAGTTCAGCATTAGAAAAGCTTGACCAATACGAGCGCGTTCTTGCCTCGCAGGGCAGAGTGTATGAGATAAGTATACCAACAAGCAAGCTTATTGATTACCGAGAAGGAAATATGTTTTATGAAACACTCAAAAAAGTAAGAGATGATTTATACGCAAAAGATGAAAAAAGGCTTGGCAACATTGTTCAGAATGCAATTTTTAATAAAATACCACCGCAGTCAAGATTCCTAGACAAACCATTTTTTGATTCCCTAAAAAAACAAGGGATAGAGGGAATTACGCTTCCGCATAGTAAGGAAGGCACAGAAACAATGGTTGTGCAGGGAGTAATAAGAAAGCCAGTTGGTGCTGGCTCAAAAACTCCTTCCATAGACAGGGAGAAGCTAATTCAAGAACTGAAACAAAGAGCAGGTCCAGGACAAAAAGTGCGAGCAACGGCAGAACGAATGATAGCAGATCCAAGAACGTCAGACGAATTGGCCGCCAAATTTGCCGACAAAAGAAATAGGGCTTTATTGAATACATTTTCCCCAAAGACGCTGGCAAAAGAATTAAGGCAATTGACTCCAGAGGCAAGAGCAGCAATTGCAGCAAATGATGACTTAACTGGAGAAACTGCAAAATTTGTTTCGATGGAAGACGCTAGATTGGCTGGCGATGTTCAGGCAGCAGATTCTTTTTTTGACACCATCTATGGCAAGCTGACCAATGCAGCCCAAATGATGAATCTAGGAAAACTTATCAATACATCTCCAGAAGGTTATGCGTATATATTAAATAAAACCCTGCTAAAGGCTACGAGACAATTTGCCACACAAAAAGAAAAGGATCTTATTGAGAGTGGAGCAAAAATAACTCCAGCGTTAAGACAGAGGGCAATAGAATTATTTACAAAAAAACAAGCCGCAGAAGACGCAATGCGCGAGGCTTGGAATAAAGCAAGAACTGATTTTTCCAAGAAAGCAGATAAGCTTGCCCAAGAACTAGAAGACAAGGCTTTGCTGGCAAGCGGAGAGCTAGCTGAATTTGAAGGAAAATTACTACCAAAAGAATTGGGAGTACAACTTTCAGATCATATTAGGGGCAATCTTTTAACAACGCTATCCCAAGCGGCAAACATAATGGGCAATACAGTCAATATGCCAATTCGGGCTGCGACTAGGCAGGTGGCATCGCTGTTAGACCAAATTGAAAGAATCATAGTAAGGCCAGTTGCTACAAGAATACCTGGAACAAAGGGTGCTGCGGGAAATTATCTGGCAGAACAAAAGCAGTTTATGTCCCCATTGGGGCGAGGCACGCTGGAAAGGTTTATTGAGGTTGGCAAGGCTGGTGGTAGGGGGTTAAGGGAAGGATTAGTGGGGTTAGTAAAGGGCGTATCTCCAGAGCGGCTTTTAGCTGGAGAAAACATACAAGGATTTAAACCTATGAGGGCTTTAAAACAAGCCTTTACTGGCGAGGGATTGGCCGAGCCTATTGCCGAGGGCATAGCGGGAACTGCTGCAAAGGCAATGGATCGGGTAAGACTTCTTGCGGAAGGTACGCTTGGGATTTCACCTGAAGTTAATTTTAGACTCTTGCAACTTGGCGATGCGCCTCCACTAAGAATGGCTCAAGCTAGGCTACTTACCGAGGCTAGGCAATTGGAGGGACTGAAGGGCAAGGCCCTGCAAAGGGCAGTAAGATACCCAACACAAGAGGAGGTTGATAGGGTTGCGTACGAGACTCTTGAAGCCGTATATCAGCAAGACACAAAGCTGTCTAGGGGCGTAAAGTATTTAACAGAACTAGCCCCAAAGTATTTAGGCAAAACACCAATCATAGGAAAGCCAATGGCAGGGGCAGCTAGAATAGCCACAACTGCTGTTCTTCCATACCAAAAAACACCAACTAATATAGTAGACGAAATTCTGCAATACTCAATTCCAGAGTACTCTTTTATTCGTGGGCTTGCGGAACAAGGACAAGGAAACTTTAGGGAAGCAAAACTACACTTCGCAAAATCTATTATTGGCTACGCAATAGGCAATGTGGCAGACATATTGTCTAGGGCTGGCGTAATAACAGACGAAATGCCAAAATCAGACAAGGCGCGGGACATACAATTACAGGCCGCCCCATCCAGAATGATAAACATTGATGGCACAGAAAGGTTTTTGCAAACTGGATCTAGGCAAGAGATGGAGCCTGGAGATTCTTTAAGGTCGCTTGAAAAGCTTGGAGTCGTTGGAGCAATAATGTCAACGCGCCACGCAGCCAACCAAGCAACTGAAGGCGGGACAGGATCATTGGGTGAAGCGTGGGGCGCAATCCTTCCACAAACACTAAAATTTGCGTTTCAACAAAGTTTCGCACGCAACATGAATAGTCTTCTTGGGGCTGTATCTAGGGGTGAAGCAAAGGATGTGGATGGGTGGCTTGCAAATTACTACAGCGCGCTGTCGGCAGTAGTATTGCCTAATCAGCTAACTGCGGTCTCAAGATATTTAAGCGAAAATATGCCAGACAAGATTCAAGTCAAGGACATAGAAGGTAACGATTTTGCAACCAAGTCCTACAACATATTCAAGGAAGTGGTCAAGAGAAAGTGGCCTGGAAGTGCTGAAGATTTGCCTTCAAAAATAAACGTATGGGGCGAACCAGTGCCTCAAACACCAGAAGGCGTTGATCCATTTATCTATAATTTTGTAGATCCAACCCGACCAAGAAAAGTCACCTATGATGATGTGACTCTTGCTGTCTATGATTTGTATAAAAAGACTGGCAAAACTGACGGCATACCACAAGTTCCAGATCGAGATTTGCAGGTCTTTAAAAGAAGGACTGGTCAGAGGGCAAGATTTAGACTTGACCCAACGCTTTATGAGGAATACGCAAGCGCGGTTGGCAAGGCAAACAGGCAAGTTGCGGAACAACTTTTAGGTGATAAAAGATTTAGAAGGCTTATTCCAGAAGAACAAGTCAAAACGCTGTCAAATGCTTACAACAAAGCAAGCAAGACAGCGAGAGAAAACTTCATCAGAAAGAACCAAAGAAGTATAGAGTTTGGACAGGAGTTATAATATGGCAAAATTCAATGTAAACCCAAGTAAAGATGTTCTCACGCCCCAAATGCGAGAATCAATGAATAGGATTTTAGAAGGAGGAAATATGGAGAAAGATATGACTAATCGTTCTATTGCTGAAGATTTAACCAACAGGCCGTATGTACCAGTTCCAGAGGATATTCGCGGAGAGTCTTCTCGCCTATTGCTTGAGCCTGCTGGTGCTGGTGAAGTCGGCACTACAATAGGTGGCGCGCCAAATACAAGGGCAATGATGGATGCGGATTTAAGGCAACAAATAGAGGGCAAGTTTAATGATGGTGCTGGCGGTGTGCCAGCCAGCGCGATGCCATACCAAGGGCCAGCCACATCAAGACCAGTACAACCTCGCGGGACTAGAGCAGGGAATGGGAATGCGCTCAATGATTGGGTTGCCAATAACACCATTAACTGGGAGGCGAGAAGGGATAAGCAAGGCAATATAGCTGTATACGATATTCCATCTGGAGACTACGGAGGCACAAGAGAAGTGGCTGGAATTACGGATAAGTACCATCCAGAAGCGTTTAAGCGTATATCTGCATTACCTCCAGCACAAAGAGAGAAGGCGAGCGCAGACTATGTTTTAGATTACACGGCTCCAATTGCAAATCTTGTGCCAGAACCATTGAAGGCTCAAGCCGTTGACTTAGGATTTAATCGCGGTCCTGGCGGGTACACCACCTTAATTCAGCGAGGGCTAAATTCCTTGGGTGTCCCAGTGCGAGTTGACGGAGCCTTTGGGAAAAAGACATTGGCGGCTATGGAGCAAGTTGATCCAGTCGAGTTAATCAACGCAACTGAAGATGCCTACCTCCAGAGAGAGCGAGCGATGGCAGAGGCAGACCCCAACAGAGCGAAACTATATCAAGGCATAGTGAATCGCTCAAACAAAAGAAGGCAATCTGCAACAATGTATGCCAAGGCCAACTTGCCATACACTGGACCATTAGAACCAGAGGTTAAGCCACCACCCAAAGAAAATGTTGAGGATTCTTCTCCAAGATATGCAATGGCAGACTTGCCTTACATTGGCCCACTAGAGCCAGAGGTTAAGCCTCCGCGCAAAGAGGAGGAGGTTGAGGACTACTCGCCAAGACCCCTGGGGCTTGGGCTTAGTTAGTCAACAATCTTGGGCTTGCTGGTAATCCAAGAGCCTTTCTCCCCGTCAAAATAAGAATTTCCATTCTTCCAAGAGGAGGAGCCTCCATAAAAAAAACTACCAGATTTAACGACTAGCTTGCCATTACCAAATACCTGTTTCCCATTCGCACCATAATAACCACCAGATGTCGCAAACCCTCTGCCATTAGAGCAAATGAATTTACCATCTGATGTTACTGCGGTGTTTCTACCCGTAATGATTGCTGACTTGCCTAATACGCCTCCAGCAAAATCACCAATACTTACTTCATCTTCATCATCATCCGCCATTACCGATGCCATCAGCATCGCCGTCACAATTATAGTTGTTATTGCTTTCATGTAAAAAGTCTCTAGGACAAACCTAGATCAGTCAAGCATGAAAATTAAATTATCACCAAGACAGATCGGTGCGGTAGGAGTTTCAAGGGTTGTAAGCTCACTTTTGCGGTGTGGCTACAATGTGCTTGCTCCATTGGAGGATTTTTCTGGCTACGATTTGGTAGCTGAAAAGCATGGTAAGTTCCACCGCATTCAGGTCAAGGCGGCACAGAACGTCGAGCCTGGGAGGAGTAGGTATCGTTTCACCACCTCCTGCGGGTCTGGATACAATGCTCCAAAAAAGGTAATTACTGGTGTTGATTATGTCGCTTGTTGGGGTATGCACGACGATCTTTTCTGGCTGTTACCAATTGCACGCTGTAAGAGCGTCACAACTTTGCTTTGTCCATCGACAGGCCAAAGCTGGCGTGTATTTCAGAATCTATGACCGAGAAGGAGGCGTGGGCGAAGTTTGAGGATGGACTGAAGGATACACAATCCTTCGACGAAGCCGTGGCTTGGGTCAAGAAGAACAAGAAGATCGTCGAGAAACTGACCATGATAGCAATGATTAGGCGATTTAATGAGGATATTAGCAAAGCTAATAAGACTTGGCGTAACTAAAATAGATTAAAATATATATCGACACCATCATGGGTTGACAGCTAAACCCGATGAATGGGCAAAATCAATAGTCGGGCGAAGGGTGCAGCAGGCGAGCGCGAACTAGCAAATTACCTGCGGGAACAGGGCTGGCAGAAGGCCAGAAGGACGCAGCAGTTCGCAGGTAATCCAGAGGGTGGCAGCGGGGATGTAGTTTGCGAGAACTTTCCTTTCCACATCGAAGGCAAGCGTTGCCAAGCATTAAAGCCTGAGGAATGGATGGAGCAGGCGAAGCGGGATTGTCCAGAAGGCAAGATCCCAGCAGTATTCTTTCGGCGTAACGGACGCAAAGAATGGCTGGTCATACTGACCGCCGACAGCGTATGTGAATTAGCTCGACAGATTGCGCCTGCAAATGTGAAGATTGAATATGTGCCAAACAATCCGATGGCAACTACAGTCGGTGCTGGATTTTGGGTACATAGCCCAGACCAACTTACCCCCAAATACATACAACCAATAATAAACCCCAATAAATAAAGGAGATACTACAATGGCACTAACATTAAGTGAATCGCAGAAATCAGAACGCAAGTTGCCCGAAGCTGGAGCGACTGTTGGCGTTCTTTACTCATTGGTCGATCTGGGACACCAGAAGACCAACTGGGATAACCAGGAGAAGTGGACCCCAAAAGTTCGCCTAACCTTCGAGTTGCCAGATCAGACTGATGAGTACGAGGTAGAAGAGAAAGGCAAAGTTACCAAGGTGCAAAAACCTATGGTCGTCAGCATTGAGCAAACCCGCAGCCTTGGCGAGAAAGCCAGCTTGCGGAAACTACTTGAGCAATGGAGGGGTCAAACCTTCACGGCCAAGGAACTGCAATCGTTCAGCCTAAAGAACCTATTGGGCAAGCCAGCCATGCTGACCTTGATCCACAAGACCAGCCAGCAGGGTCGGCAATACTGCGCCATTGCGGGTGCATCCAAGCTACCCAAGGGCATGAAAGCACCAGCTACCACCACCAACGATCAGTTGTACTACGAGATCGAACAGGGTGAGGCTGGTCAGTTCAATGATATGCCCGACTGGTTGCAGGAAAAGATCCGCGCTTCCAAGGAGTTTGCTACCGCTGCTGGCAAGTCCACGGCCACTAAGGTCGAACTTGACGCAGACGGCAACCAAGTTCCGTTCTAGGTTATATGGCACTTACTATTACAAGTAAGTTTGATAGCCCCTCGGCTAGTTCCAAACTTGTCGCTGTTGAAAGCAGCGGTCATTGGTACGATGCCGAGGGGCGATCTGCCCACGTTATTCTAGGAAAGAATGGCAATGAGCGTAATACTACGGTGGCAGATGCAAGGAAGCTTGGATTGCTTCCATCGGTAACTAGTATCCAAGGAATTTTACATAAAGAGCAACTTGTATCTTGGAGAATTGAGCAGGCCATAATGTCTGCATTAACTCTTCCAAGAGAGGAAGGAGAGGATCTAGGTGAATATGCGAAAAGAGTCGTCAAAGATAGCAAAGAACAAACAACCAAAGCAGCGTTGCACGGGACAGCCATGCACGTTGAGTTGGAGAACATCCTACTTGGAAGACCTGTATCCAGAGATGAAGCACTTGCTCCGTACATCGAAACCTTTAAGAAGTGGGCCGATGCAAACATTGAGAAAACCTACTGGTGCGAAAAAGGTCTTGTCGGCGCAGGCTATGCGGGAAGGTGTGATGCCTACGTCAAGCTACGCGGTATTGGTGACGCTATCATCGACCTAAAGAATCGTAAGGTTAACAAGAAGTACAACGCCCCACCCTGGTATCCAACCGATGCACAACAGCTTTGGGCATATAGAAACGCCTGCGAGAATCCTAAAGCAGCTTGCGTCTCAGTTGTTCTGGCATCCAATGATCCAGAATACATAGAGCATCATCAGTGGGACGAAGACGAACTCTACCAAGCTGGCATTGCCTTCTGCGCGATGCAGAAAGTCTGGGCTTGGGTCAAAAACTACACGCCTCCTGGGATGAAGTTATGACCGCACCTACAATCCAAGAGATGGGCAACGCGGCGCAGGAGATAGTCTGGCGCGTGATGGGTAAAGGATCGGACAAGTCTGCTTACGGCGATTGGCTGGAGAAAGATCGCCCTACCCACGACTACCATATTGCAAGGGCAATCCGTCACCTAGCCACAGCGCAGATGCAGTTGCACAAGTCAACGCCATGTCCAGATGTCAACGGAGAAACAAGTATTGACCACTTAGAGCGTGCGCTGGTAAGGTCGCTATTTGTGTTAGCTCAAATAAAGAAAGAGGTACCAAGATTATGAACCAAGAAGAAATTGACAAAGATTGGGATGAGTTTTTCAGCAAACCTCGTCCTTGGCTTTATTCGAATTACGGAGATAAATCGTCAAGCGAAGATGACAATACGGAAAGCTTTCAAAAGTTCTGCGATAACAGCGGGAACAATAGGTATCCACAAGAATGAAAAAGGGATTGGTAACGCAGGCGTTCGGCGATGACTGGAAGAAGATTCTAGAGCTTACACAGCCAAGGATGGAAGCTTACTGCAAGCGTCACAAGATTGATTTCATGGCATTAGAGAAGCCTCTTGTAGAGCCAGTGCAGTACAGCAAATCAGCAATCGGGAACATCATGGCCACAAAGGGCTATGATCAGATTACGTTTGTTGACTGCGATGTTCTGATTGCACACGACTGCGATGAGATTGGTGCTGAAGTAGAGATGTTTTCAGCATTCGATGAGGGTGCTTTCCTTGATCGCAAGTATGAGATGGGCAAGCTTGCCAGTGCGTTCGGGGCTAGGATTGATCCAAGATTCTATGTCAACACTGGCGTGTTTGTAATTTCATCCAAGGCTGTTGGCGTGTTGTCAATGCCTCCGCTTGGTTTGCTGCCTAACCACTTTGCCGAGCAGACCTGGATGAACATTATGATTTATCTGTGGAATGTCCCGATTGATAATCTTGACCCAGCCTACAACTGCATGACCAGCGTGGAGTCGCACTTTGGGCTGGATCGGTACAAGGACGCATTCTGCATTCACTACGCTGGGCAGTCTGGTGATCTTACAAAGCTTGCCGAGCAGATCAAAGCTGACGATGCAAAGCTAGTCGAGCTAGGACGATGACCGAGATTAAGGTCGTCGAGGAGTGCGGAAAGTTCCGACTTCACACGATGGCTGGTAACGTGATTGGTCCTCGCCTGTGGGGATCTAGGCCGCCAAAAGGATTCCCGCCACTCACTGATTTATTCGATTCACAAGAAGAGGCAGATTTAGCTTGTCAGGAATGGAACGATTATGCGAAATGGCATAAGGCACAACGCAAACGTAAATGAGATCAACGCATTTAACCAAGGGAGACTACGATGAAAGACTACAGCAGTTGGCTGGCGAGGTTGCGTTGCAGGCGATCCGTGACCTGAGGTTGTTGCGCAAGCGTGGGATGGTTAAGGGAATGAAGATTGTGCGAGATCATCACGGCGTTCCTCTTAACGATGCTCTTGAGTATAAGAATATGCACGAGGTGCAGAATTTACTTAAAGACTTTAAGAACGGAACAGTTGCCTGGTGGTGCAGGGCTTCAGGAATAAGGATCGACAATCGGACGCTGCTACGAAAATTGGAGGACAATGATTATGCAATTGCTTGAAACAATCGGTGACATGATTTGGATTGTAACTTGGCTAGCATTCCTGTTTGCTGTCATGGCATCCATCGTATGCGCTGGGATTTTTATTGTAGCCAAGTTAATTGAATACTTAAAGGAGCACATACTATGATCGAAACATTCAAACAAAAAGTATTAACCGCATCAGTAGATCGCTATGTGCTGACCCCAAGCCAGTGCATGATGCTGCGCCAAGACGCAGAGATCATTGGCATGAAGCGTGCTCCAGTGCTGGCCAAGGATGGTTCAAACAAAGTATCGCGTAATCGCACATGCTCGTCGTGTTGGATACCATTCAGCCAGCATCACAATTGGATATACAACATTATGCGGGAGATTACCGACTCAATCAACGCAGAGCATTGGAGATTTGATGTTACTGGTATGCAGCAGTTGCAGATCCTTCGGTATCGACCATTGCAGAAGTTTAGCTGGCACTTTGATACCTACACAGCCGAAGCTCCAGTGCGCAAACTGACCGCAGTAGTCAACTTATCTGCTCCACACGAATACCTTGGTGGAGGATTGCAAGTCAAGGCAGATATAGACAACGCAAGGTTTATCCGCGAGCAGGGGGCAGGTTGCTGGTTCCCATCCTACATTGAACACAGGGCGCGTGCTCCAATCTGGGGTACTCGCTGGGTGTTGGTGGCTTGGCTGACTGGACCTAGCTGGCGATGACGATTGACGATCAAATCAGATTGCTTGGAGTCATTGCAATATGCTTTGGCATGATGACATTGCTTTGGAAAAGTAAATGACCCACGTTGCGAATCTTCCCCGCCACTTGTACGTCAAGTGCGACATGGAGTTTGTGTCTGATGGGCAGAAGCAAGGTCTGGAAGACGCTGTTTGGTTCGGCTTAACCGCAGTACCTGGGCGAGCCTGGGGTTGCACAATTATGCTCAAGTGTGGCGCGCTGTACCGAGGCTTGCCATTGCACGCCTTGGCTCATGGCGAGATTGCAATTATGGATTGGGACATTAACGATGCTCAACGATGGGATTGTTTTGGCTGGAACTTCACAACGATTGAATACGATTATCTGATGGGGTTGTCCTGCAAGGTTTGGATTGCCAACAGAAAGACTTGGGAAGTTGGTCGCTATCTATTCACAGCCGAGCCTTACGGAGATGGGTTCTCTATGTCTCCAAGCCAAACCAAGTCACACCATTTCATAGCACTTAACAATGGACGCATTACGGCGGTCCCAGGTAATAATGTGCTTTGGCGCGAATCAAGCTTCACCACTCAATCCGAAAAGCCTAAGTGGTTGCGGACGCAATCGCAGGTTTGGAATGGAGAAGAAGCCACATGGGATGATGTGGTCGGTGAAGAGACAGCATAGGAGGTCACAATGCCACTAGGTAAAAACGTATCGAAGAATATGAGTGAGTTGGCTAGGGATAACCGCAAGAAGGGCAGCGAGCGTGGAGCAGGCGGTAAGCCGCGCTCACGCGAGCAGATGATTGCCATTGCGTTATCCGCAGCAGGCAAGAGTAAGCCACGCAAGTTTCGGATGCGGTCTGGTTCGTAATGCAAGTCGAGGCTAAAGATCGCCTCAAGTGGGCGCGCGAAATCCTTTCAATTGCACGCAATAAGCTTGTAGTTGAGAGGGATCGCGCGACTCACGGACACGCGATAGATATGATCCAGATTATAACGATGGTGGATGCGGCGAGCTTGGTGTGCAAAGAGGTAGCGGGGGATGAATGAAAAAACCCACCTTGACTTATTTAGTGGGATCGGAGGATTTGCCTTGGCAGCCAAGTGGAATGGATATAGAACCGTTGGCTTCTGTGACAACGAACCCTACGCCCAAGCAGTCCTCAAAAAGCATTGGCCAGAAGTCCCGTGCCACAAAGACATCCGCGAAGTACGAGGCGAGCTATACGCAGGAGTCACTCTTCTCACAGGTGGATTTCCATGCCAACCATTCTCAGTCGCAGGGAAGCAACGAGGCAAGGATGACAACCGTTACCTCTGGCCTGAAATGTTGCGAGTTATACAGGAAGCAAAGCCCGCTTGGATCATTGGTGAGAATGTTGCTGGGATCGTCAACTTGGCACTCGACCAGGTGTGCGCTGATCTGGAAGGTCAAGGTTACGAAGTCGAACCGATCATTGTTCCAGCTTGCGCCGTTGACGCGCCACACAGAAGAGACAGGGTTTGGATTGTGGGCCACTCCAAACTCGATGGACTCACTGCCTCCAAGACAAGCGGAGGATTGCTCGACAAATCAGAAGAACAGGGAGGGAGGGTCAAGGAGTGGGAATCTTCGGGAGCAAGTTGTGCATCCGCAGATGTGGCCGACTCCATCAGCCTGTCCGAGAGGGGCGCACACGGGAGCAAGGAGTGGGGCTGTGTCCGAGGACGGCAAGACGAGGACATCAGCCAACGGAACGAGATGGGGAGCAACTCTTCAGACAGCAGTGAGAATGTGGCCGACTCCGTCAGCAAACGAGGATGCTGCTGGAACTCCGAAGGGGAATATGCAGAAGATGTTTGGGAATCATCCAGACATTCGAGGGACAACTCCAGAGGAGTGGCAACGTGGCTCGCTGAACCCAACGTGGGTCGAGTGGCTAATGGGATACCCAATAGGTCACACCGACTTAAAGGATTGGGTAACGCCATTGTCCCGCAAGTCGCGTCAGAAATCATCAGATGTATCAACAAAATAATGGAGGATAACAAATGAAACTATGGACAAATAACACTAACGCAATTCACAAAGTCGATGACAATATGCTCTACCCACGCACTACCTATGTGTTGCCAGATGAGCTAACTGGACCAACCTGGGACGATTCAATCCCTTGCCCACATAAAATCAAGCCGTATTGGCCTGGTCGTGCTGCTGGTGGTGCAACAGCCGTCTACCGCGCTGGTGCAATCGGTGACGCAATCATCGCTACTGCCTTCGTCAACTACTTGGTGCAAGAGTCGGGTGGGGTTGTGGAGGTTTACGCGCCTGCTCGCAACCTGCCTCTCTACGCTGGGCTGGGTGCAAGGCTGTGGCCGTTGCCTGCATCGCTGGAGGCTTGGGATTCTTTCGATGCGCACCTGCCTACTGACGATCTGTTCAGCGGACAGGTTGGCAACACGAAGCTAGGCACTGGTCCTGGCAATTGCTACCAGCGGATCTACGAGTGGATGGGTGTTTGGGATGAGAAGAAGATGGCAAAGTATTGTAAGCCAGTTCTGCATCTCATTGAGCCAGACCACGAAGAGTTGAAGGCGATGGGCAAGTGGCCGTTGCCTAGTCCGTTCTTTGCTTATCATGTTAGCAGTTCTGGTCCGACCCGCACCTACCCGCCAACGATGGGGCAGGAGGCGGTGCTGGCGTTGCTTGAAGCCTACCCAAAACATCACGCTGTTATTATCGGGCTGGATAACAGCAACAACTTTAAGGTGGATCATCCGAGAGTGATTGACTTGTTCAACTGCACCAAGGCTGTGCGCTCGCTGTTCCCGATTATTAGCGGGGCTGACTTTGTTGTCGCGCCAGATAGCTCAGTCAACCACATGGCTGCTGGGTTGGATACTCCGTGTGTGTCGTTGTGGGGCAGCTACTCGCCCGCCGACAGAATGACGTTTTATCCTAAGAACGTATCGGTGTTCAAGCCCGATACCTGCCCGCACGCACCTTGTCGTCCGCACGCTGGGTTGCCACAGGCCAAGTGTAAGGATGCGACCAACAAGACACCGAAGACGCAGATGTGGTGCAATGCACTGAGGAACATCAAGGCCGAGGATATTATTGAGGCCAGCAAGAAGGCTGTTGATTTAGACTTTAGCAATGGAGCGAACAAGTGACAAAGGCTGAATTGATAAATGAATTTGAGAAGAACATTGAACACGCAAGAACTGTTTATAATCGCTCCGAACAGGTGCAGATGCAGATGCGTGAAGCAATCGCAACAATGGAAGAACAACTCAGGAAATTTAACGAAAGCAAATAACTAACTGGCGATGTGGTACGCAGGGAGATCCTGCGGCGGGGCTGGATGCATAGTGTGTTGTTCCCCTCTTGAATCAGTAGCCAGTTTGATTTTTGATTATGAGAAAAATAAAAAGAATAGCTTCATACGATTTGGACGTAATTGACTTCCCGAAAATGGAGGTTGGAGATGAATTAAGATTTTCATATCCAGTCGCCATGGGTGTGCATCCATGCGATAACTGGGGCGAAAATTATTCTTATGTGTGGTGCGACACTTATGATTTTTCACATATTAAGAGATACAAAATTCCTACTGATAAAACTCTGATTGACGGATTGTGGCGTTATGTTAATGCCAATATGCTTTTAGCGGAAAATGGAGATTGTGGAACATCTTGCAAGGTTTGGATATATAGGACAAAGAAAGGTTACGAGGTGGATTTGCCATGAGAAAGGAACAACATGAAATTACCAACACGAACACAGCAATTCATAACAAACGGAGCGCATGAGGGGCAACGCAACGAGGAGTTATTCCTAGCTGCACAGCAACTGCGAGATGCTGGACTAGATGAGTCGGCGGCAATTGACAAGCTGTACCCATCAGCACTCGCGTCTGGCCTGCGAGAAAGGGAAATAGAGGCAGCGGTTAAGTCGGCATACAGAAGGTCGGCAAGACAGCCGTTGAGCTTCAGTCCTTTTAAGTCGAATGAGCCAGTCAAAATCGAGCTATCACCATGCCCGAAGCCTAGCCATCATGCCGATGATGTAAGGAGATTCCTGCTCACCGCATTCAATGAAGGGGATCGGGTTTGCATTGTCGGGGCTATTCATCAGGACGACTCAGAAAGACCATCTGGTAAGGGAACAATAAAGACCCGCGAGGAGTGGCTGGATCAGTTTCATTCTGGAGTGGAGCTTCCAGACTCGTACGTTGGTGCGTACGTCTGCATCAATCCCTGCGGAGATTCGAGGAAGTCAGATGACGTTACAAGCTTTCGCCATGCCCTAATTGAGTTTGATAGTGGAACGATGGACGAGCAGTGGTCGATTATCAACGCGCTTGAGCTGCCTTGCTCGGTTGTCATTCATTCTGGATCGAGGTCAGTCCATGCTTGGGTCAAAGTAGATGCCAAGGACATCAAGGAGCATCAGGAGCGAGTTGCGTATCTGTATTCCAAGATGGCTCAGTTCGATATAGATCCCAAGAACAAGGATGCGTCGAGGCTATCCAGACTCCCAGGTGCGCCAAGAAAGCTGGCAAACTCCTATCAATCCTTGCTCGCCACAAACACTGGTCGCAGTAGTTGGAGCGAGTGGAAGGCACACATGGAGGCCATGAATCTCCCGCAACAAACACCTTGGCCAGACATCCTTGGATTCAAGGCTGAAGATGACAACGATTGTCTTCTCGGTAATCGCTGGCTGTGCAAAGGTGGTAGTTGCGTTTGGGTCGGTGGGTCTGGACTAGGTAAGTCAACTCTATGTCTTCAAGCGATGATGACCTGGGCGATTGGCTTGCCGTTCCTTGGCATAACACCGAAGAAGCCGATGCGCAGTCTGCTCATCCAAGCCGAGAATGATCTTGGTGACGTTGCTGAGATGGCTCAAGGCGTGCTGCGACATCTTAAAGCCAAGCTGACTTTGTCGGATGAGCAATCCGCAATGATGCTGGCCAACGTGATTATTGTCAGAGATTCAACAAAGACAGGACCAGACTTCGCAAAGATGGCAGCCGCACTGATTGGAGTCCATAGACCTGACTTATGCTGGATTGATCCGCTTCTATCGTTCATGGGTGGAGATGCCCTAGCTCAAGAGAACATGACGATGTTCCTGCGACACTGCCTAAATCCGATCAGTGTGGCGACTGGTGTGACGTGGATGGTAATGCATCACACCCCCAAGCCACCCAAGGAGGGGCAGCATTCACAAGTGCTGTACGACTTGGCATACGCTGGGATAGGGTCAAGTGAGCTTACCAACTGGGCAAGAGCCGTGGTGTACCTTCAGGCGGTTAAGGAAGGGCATTTTAAGCTGTCCTTCCCGAAGCGCGGAGGCAGGGCTGCTATACCATGGCCTCAAGGGGATACTGATTTGCATGAAAGCAAGTACGCGACTCATGTGTGGCTGCGACACGCAGAGGAGTGGATGGCATGGGAGGAGTCAAATGGTCCAGAGAATAAGGGTAGGGGAAGGCCAGAATTGACCATAGAACAAGCCATTCCAGACTGGCCGAAGGGACATGGTTATAACGATTGTATTGACCATATTATTGAGTCAACTGGATGTTCAAAACGCAAGGCTCAGGAGTTGTTTGCTTCCGCAAAAGCTGACGGAACTATAAGCAAAAATGGGCAGGGTTGGGAGATCACTCAGCTTACGTAAGTCGTTGATAATGGTTTTTGCAGAAATGCGACTTACGTAAGAAAATGACATACCGCAACAATTATTTCTGCGGTACCGCAACAATTCGCTTTTTGCTCGCTACCGCAACTACCGCAAGAAATACCCCTTATAGGGGTATTTCTGCGGTATTGCTGCGGCAGTTCAAAATCTTTTCTGCGGTAGTTGGGTAAAAATGGGTTCAGCAAATCTTGCGTAAGTGTTTTGAAAATGAAAACGGCCACTACACCTGCTGAACAACGAAGTTGGTGATCAGGTGGAGGGTGTGGTACAATACCGAAATGAACAAAGCTAAACCTGGTTTATACGCCAACATCAACTCTCGCCGTAGGGCTGGCACTAGCCGTCCTAAGTCTAAAAGCACCATTAGCCCCAAGGTGTGGCGGATGATGAAGGCCAAGAAGGGCGGGTTCTGAACCAAGACCGAGAGCAGTTGAAGCTGGCAAATAGGTTTATTAGCCTGCTTCAAAAGGAGAACGCTCAACTACACGGCGTTCTCAGGCTCTTGGGTCAATTAGTCGATGATATGGACGCAAACTGCTCTTTTGAAGTGTTCGAGCATCAGTGGGAAGGGCTGACTGATGAGGTTAATAGGCTGTCAGGCTTCTTTGAAAGCCACCAGAAGGCACTCCAATCGCTCCACGATGCCTGTCCTGAGGCTTTTGACGCTGATGAGGTGGATGATTCGTGAATCCTAGAGACTTACCATGTAACTCGCCACGCAGGACTCCAGGTGGACCTAAAAAGTTCGTTGTTAGAGCCTGCCAAGGCGGTGAAAGCAAGATTATCCGCTATGGCGACCCCAAAATGACCATTAAGAAGAGCAATCCAGAGCGTAGGCGTAGCTTTAGGGCTAGGCACAAGTGCGACAGCAACCCTCCGAGCAAGCTAACAGCCCGTGCGTGGAGCTGCAAGAACTGGTAAATATGCCAAAGGTAGCCAAAAAAACACGCTACAACCTATCACAATCGAGTTTAAACCGTGTTTCTAAGCGTCTTCGTGCGAAGGCTGATGCCCGAGACCTTCCAGTAGTCAAATTTAAGGTTGAGGAGCTAGGAAACCGAGCCTGCTGTTGCCGTATTGGACGCTAGGCTGCCGTTTATAGCACACTTATAGGGCTAACGCTCCCGCGAAAGGCTACGCTACCGCTTGGATGCCTGCGCTTCCGTTTGACGCTCCCGATATTTAGCCCAGCGTATACCTACCGCCTTCTGATAGTGTTCTTTTGGTCGCACCTTCTGTGGACCTTTGACGCTCCCGCCCTTCTTGCCTAGGCGCGAAAGGTAAGCCTTAATAATTTCGTCTTCTGTCATATTTTATATTGTCCTTATAGGCCAAGCCTCCGTTTGTAAAGACGGAATGCCTGCGCTGCCGTTTGTTAGGATGTCCTGGCGAGAGCAAAAATCCATCCTCCGTTCCCCTCCGTTACGAGGGGAAACGAGGAGAGACTTTTATTAAGACAATCCGCACTCCCTAACCACTTCCAGCAATCTTTCCTCCCTATCGTGATAAGTGCCATCTGGAACTTCAAATGTTTTCACCAGAAGATCCTCCACAATACCAAGGCGAGACTGAGCAAGTGTTGGCTTGCTTCCAGTAATTCCCCAAACTATCGCACGCCTTAATTCCTTTCTACCATCTCCAGCCAAGTTTCCATTTACTAGGTGATAAGGCATCAAGCCAAGTTTCTTGAATGTCTCAACTGCTCTTTCTTTTGCGTTCATATTATGTTTCCTTTCTTTTATGTTTGTTAGGTCATCTCTATCGAGTTTGACCTCTCCTCCCCTCAGTAACGAGGAGAGACGAGGGAAAACTTATTTCCGTTTCGGCCAGACCAGCCAGACGAATCCAAGCAAGAGTCCTCCGTGCAATAGTCCGAGCGAGTAGACTTGTGGGCAGTTCATCGCCATACCTCCTTTCTGATAACAAAGTTTTGAATGCCGTGAAACTTCCTCCACATTTCGGCTTTGCTGCGGTCATCAAAACGGCAGACAAAAGAGCCGTTCCGTGAGTAGATGGAGAAGCAGATCACCGAAACCACCTCTTAGCTACTGCTCTGCTAAACTCGCGTTTTGCTGACGCTTGGATTTTTTCTCTCGTCTCGCATTGGCACTCCTCCCGAAACCAATTCCACAAGACCGCTGAGAGCATATTGCAAACCGCCCGCCTGTACTCAGTCGGGAAGTATTGCCCAGTCGTATATTCCCACTTGTCGTTTTTCCATTCCAACCGATTGTTAGCCTCTGCTTTGATTCTTTCGGCGGTTATAGATTCAGAGCGACAAATAAAACGGAACAACTCAAAAGCTTGGTGTCTGTCTTTTGTTATGCTCCTCTGCTCTTGGCGATAAGATTGTAGATCGCCATAGTTTCCGAACTCTAAACCAGCACGCTGGCGAATAAAGACGCTAAGAGCGTCCATCATTTTTTCTTTTTCTGTTGTCATTGTGTGTCGTTTCCTTTCGTTTTGGTTTCTTTTGTTCCAGCCTATCGGCCAGACCGAAACACACCTTGCGATGTGTTCGGGGTCTGATCGCCTAGCTAAAATTTCGCAGATTGATTGAACTAGCATCTTTAAGGCTTGCCATAAACTGCATTGCCTTTCGGGCTGACTCAAACTTTAACTCCACAGACTCAACCCAAGACGAGTTAAGCTTAATTGATACCCAAGCAACTTCATTCAGAGTATCTGGACACTCGGAAAACTCTGAAACTAAAACTGCGATCATTTCATTTTCTTCACTTAATGATTTCACAATGAAATCGCAGTTGCCTCCAGTTGCGATGCAAACCAAACCAAGCTTGTCTGCATACTCTCCAATTTGTTTCCCTATGTTATGGGACTCCCAATAGTTTTTGCTCAATTTGTATTTCATTTGTGTTCCTTTCCTTGGTTTATTTTTCTGAATCGTATTCGTAACCTTGTCTTTGCATCCAATCAAACAAGCGGGTTTCCAGCTCTTCCAAATCATCAGAGATCCACCCATCGTTCGAGATTGTCAGCATATATCTACCAAGCTGGAATCCTTCTCCAAGATCCTCAATGATGCAATTCGCCATAGCTTCGTCTGGCTTAACCAACCCACCATAAACGATAGCGTTTAATGGCTTTCCATCTTCTGTGAATGTGTGCCGTATTTTTGAGTAAGTGTTTTTCATTTGTATTTCCTTTCTTTTATTTTCATCTTGAGAGTTCCTATCGGATCTCCCTCGATAAGATGCATACTATATCCGCTTGCCTATTAGGTCAACACTTTTTTTCTGGCTGGAATATGGTAATTTTAACGGATGGATGAATCGGCAGCGGACTCCACCGCACCAAGCAAGGGAGGAAGACACTCGACACTCACTCCCGAAATCCAAGAGAAGCTCTTGGCCTATGTTCGCAAAGGATTAACTTACGAGAGAGCTGGAGAGGCTCTTGGCATTTCGCCCGCCACTATTCAGAATTGGCAAGCAAGGAACAAGCAGTTCAACAATGCTCTAAAAAAAGCAAGGCGTGACCTAGAGGCTTCTCTGCTCGACTCAATCAATCTTGCGGGTGAAAAAAGTTGGCAAGCGAGAGCTTGGATGGCCGAGCGAATCTTTCAATATGCACAACCAAGTGCTAGGCTGGCAGTTACGCAAGAACATACTCACGGAATAAGCTCCAACCTCGCCTCACTCTTGGCGGGGATTGCGGGGAGAAAGAAGGCACAAGTAATTGACTGTAAAGATGTTACTCCCAAAACTCTGCCTACAATTCGAGACAATAGCTATTGTGCGACAGATGGCACACAAACTATTGTCACTCCAACGCCTAGTAAAATTCCTAGGCCTAAAAAATTTAGCATGAGAAGACGCAAGCCAAGGAAAGAATCACTGGCCAAGTACACCACGACGCCCCCTGCCACTCCCCCAGCCCCCATTTAATACGCATAAACCCCCCCAAATTATTCTGGCTCAAAATAAAAAGAGGTCTTAAACATTAGCAATGCCAAAGCCTCCCAAGCGTAGCCAAGAAGAGATTCTGCTAGACCTCTCTAAACCAGCCGCATTCGCATCTAATGTGCTTGGCATCAATCTATACGATTGGCAACGCAAGGTACTGCGTGATTTGGAGGCAAAGGACTGTCGCGTAGCCTTGCGTGCAGCCAACGGCTCTGGCAAAACCAGCACTGTCATTTCGGCTATTTTAATATGGCACGCGCTCGTTTACCCGCGCTCAATCGCCGTAACCACGGCAGGCGTTTTCCGCCAAGTCGAAAGCCAACTCTGGCCTAGCCTGCGCAATCACATTGCCAAGCTTGGCGGTGCTTGGGAGGTCACATCTGGCGAGATCCGCTACCTCCATTCCAACGGCAACACATCACGCATTATAGGCTACTCAGCGACTGATCCTGGGCGTGCTGAAGGCTGGCACGCTGAAGACCACGAATACCATCCATTGCTGATGGTGGTGGACGAAGCCAAGACCGTAGCCGACCCGCTGTTTGAGGCTATCAGCCGATGTCAACCAACCCGCTTGCTAATCGCATCCAGCCCAGGCGGGACTAGCGGTGCGTTCTATCGAGCGTTTACCAAGGAAGCCAATATGTGGTCTAAGCACGCAGTCACAGCGTTTGACTGCCCGCACATAACGCAGAAGCAGATTGACGAAATAACCCAGCGTTACGGAGAGAAGCACCCACTGACCCGATCCATGATCTACGGCGAATTTGTTGACATAGGTGCGGAAAGCCTAGTCATCAACCTAAACCAACTCCAAAACTGCTACAACGCACCACCAAGATTCAAGCCAGGTGTAAGGACAGCAGGCGTGGATTTTGCGGCAGGTGGCGATCAAAACGTGATCTGCATAAGTGATGGCAACAAGATCCTGCCCATGATCGCATGGCGTGAGAAAGACACGATGGCAGCGGTAGGCAGGTTTATCGTTGAGTTTAAGAAGGCTGGGCTGGAGGCTAACAACATCTACGCTGACGCAAGCGGGATGGGCATGGTTATGTGCGATGCCTTGGCCGAGTCTGGCTGGGCTGTCAATAGGGTGAACTTTGGGGCTACTGCGTACGACAACAATGCCTATACCAACAGGTCAGCCGAGATGTGGTACAACATGGCCAAGAAGATTGAGGATGCCGAAATCATCCTACCTGAAGACGACGAGGACTTGACTGCCCAACTGACCTGCAGGCGAACAATTACCAACAGCAAGGGTAAGCTTGGCGTGGAGTCCAAGGACTCAATGCGTGCCAGAGGCATAGCCTCGCCCGACAGGGCTGATGCGTTGGCATTGTGCGTAAGTGGTGCTAATGTCGGCTTGGACTTGACTTTCCAAATAGAACGTCCAACTTGGAAGTCACTTCAGGAAATGATGGTGGCACACGACCCTGTCATGTCTGGATTTGACGCAGGAGGATAAACACTATGAACATCTGGAATTGGATTACTTCAAATTGGCAAGAGATCGTAGCCGCTGTTGGTGGCATCGTTCTTGCTGCTCGCATTATTGTTAAACTCACACCGACACCAGCGGATGATTCGTTCTTGGAAAAGATCGTAAACTTCCTAAAGACAGTCGGACTTAATATTAAATAATCTTTTGTGCTGCGTGCAATCCTTGAGATCATCGCAGCCATATTTCGCCTCATTCCAGGTTGGAAAGAGAAGCGAGTACAGAACATCGAAGGTGAGTGGAAACATAACCGCGATGCTATTGAGCGTGATCTGCGTGGTGAGTCTTGGTGGTTGCGCAACAACGACACCAGTAACACACACAACGGGGATAGTTGAGGAGTTGATGAAAGATCCTACCTATACCGAAATCCGCAGAGGCACACCTGGCACTCGTGAGTGGGCGAGGAAAGCCTTGAATGCAGTCAACGATCTTTCTTATGAACTTAAAGTGGAGCGCAACAAATGAACGCTAAAGATAGTCGCAGGACAGAATATTATTCTCGAATCATCGACTCGCTCAATCAGCGCGAGACTTGGGAAAATCGCCAACGCCTGTTTTATCAAGCTCGTTACTTTGGTGTTCGCCGTAAGGTCAAGCCTTGGCCCACAGCCGCCGATCTGCACGTTCAGTTGATTGACACAGCCATTGAGAAGTTAAAACCTTCTTTCGTCAATAGCGCAATCGGCAACGACATTCTCTCCAGCTTTGTACCGATGCGCCAGCAGCTAACCCCGCTGACCGTATCAGCCGAGCGTTGGTTTGATTACAATATGCGCGAGCGTACCAACTTCCAGAAAGAGATTGTTTCAGTAATTGACAACATCCTCCTCTATGGACGTGGAGTTGCCAAGATTGTTTGGAACGAGGACAAGAAGCGCATTGACTTTGAGGCTATTGATCCCTTCCATATTATTGTTCCCGCCTACACAAAGGAGTTTAAGGATGCAGATTTTATCGTTCACATCGTCTCAACAAGCGTCGATTCCTATAAGGCAAATCCCCTGTACAAACAGGATGAGGAATTTATCAAAACAATTTCAGGTAAACCCTCGAAATCAGTGGGCTTACGAAGTGAGATTCAAGACGAGATTTATCGACGCGAGGGAATTACTCAAGAAGCTGAAAATGATCGCATCATTCTTTGGGAAATGTACACGCCTTCTGAAGACGGATGGAAGGTCGAGACGTATAGCCCGCTTGTCGTAACTGAAGATGTCCGCAAGCCTTTCACATTGCCTTATCGTCACGGTGAACCACCTTTCGTAGATTTCCCTTATGAAGTTACTGGTGGCGGTTGGTACAGTCCACGAGGTGTGGCCGAGATCCTCCTCCCGAATGAGAACCTCCTCAATAAATTAAAAAATAGTCTCTCTGACTATGTGGAG